ATATCTTGATGTGGACACCTTCGCGAGAAAGTACAAAATGACCGCCCGGCAGTTAGTGCAGAGGTTTGGCGAGAGAAATCTCCCCGAGCCGGTCCAGCGCGCGTTTAACGACGCTCCCTATACCAAATTTACCCTGAAAGTCCTTATCGCCCCTCGTGAAGATAGAGTAGAACGGTTCCCTATATCCCAGGATTTCGATTTTAGCTCATTTTACGTCATAGAGAAGGATGATAATTTTATCGACGAGGGGCGATTTATTGACCTGCCGGTAGTTGTGTGGAAGTATCGCGAAGACTCAGAGGAAGAGTACGGGCGGGGCGTTGGTCATGACGCGCTCTATGACATACTGGGGATAAACCAGATGTCGAAGACTATGATTGACGCGGGGAACCGTGCCGCGAACCCGCCGCTTAATATCCCGATGGAAATGAAAGGAAAGGTAAGGAATGTTCCCGGTGGGGCCAACTATTATGAAGACGAGGGGAGGATTGTTCAGCCGTTCGCCTCGGGGATAAACTATCCCGTTGGCCTCGACCAATACGACCGAAAGAGAGAGATCATAAATAAGCATTTTAATATGGATTTCTGGCTGTTTCTCTCCAGCCAACAGGGTGGCGTTAAAACAGCGACCGAGATTATCGAACTTCAAGGGGAGAAAGTGGCCCTTCTGAGCGCGAACATCGGCAGGTTCGAGGACGCGCTCGATAAAATGTTAGGAAGGGTCCTTTCTATCGAGATGGCCGCGGGCAGGATCAAGCCTCCTCCTCCCGTGCTCTCGGACCTGGACGAACTTGTTGTAGATTTTCTCGGTCCGCTTTCTCAGGCGGTACGGAGGTTGTTTAAAGGCCAGGGGATAAACCGGTCATTACAGCAGGTACTCCCTATAGCGCAGATGAAGCCGGACATTCTCGACACGCTAAACTTCGATGAGATTGTCCGCGAGCTCATGGACGCGAACGGCATGCCGATAAAACTTGTCCATTCGAAGGAAGAGGTGAAGCGTACCCGACAGCAGAAGCTGGCCCTTATGCAACAGCAACAGGCGGCACAGCAAGCGGAATCTCTCGGCAAGCTCCCGATAGACAAAACCGGGGAGCCGGGAAGTATCCTTGAGACTGTCTCCGGGCAGGTAAACGAAGAAGTAAATGAGTGACCCGATAATAAAACACTGGTTTCAAGACGCGGAGACCGACCAGGAAAAGCTGAAACGGATGGAGTCGGACTTTCAGTCGATATTTGTTCGGTCTGAAGACGGCGCGCGGGTGCTTACTCGCATATTGCGTGACTGTTACTTCTTCCGGGAGGCGCGGACGGAAGAAGAGGTCAACTTGAATAATTTCGCAAAGAAAGTATTATATAACATAGGAATATGGAGACCAGAGAACCAATTAGATATTGTGCGTGCTTTGACCCGCATAGCACAAAGGAGTGATGAAGATGGACGAGAACACGACACCGCTCGGGGCAATACCGAACGATACCACTCAGAACCAAGATGGAAACACCGGTGAAAATGGCTCAAATGAGCCAATTTCCGACAAGCAACCACTAACAAAATGGCAGGCCCAGTGCAAGGGAGACCTGAAGTATAACGAAACGCTTGCTGAATACCCTGAGCTAAACGACGCGGCGGAAGCACTCCTTGATTTAAAGAAAAACGCTATAAAGGTCCCCGGTGAAGACGCGAAAGAAGAGGACATCCAGGCGTTCCGGGATGCCCTCACGAAATACGGCGATGTCCCGGAAGCACCGGAGGGGTATGAGTTCGAACCACCGGAGTTGGAGGGGTATAAGCACAATCCTGACACAGAGAAAGAACTGAAACGATTTGCCCATGAACTCGGGCTTAACAAACAGTCATTTAAAAAGTTAAACGAATGGTGGAACAAGCAGGTATCTAATTCCATAGAATCGTTGAAAAACTTCAAAAAAACTGCTATTGATAGGCAGAAAGCGGTAATAAAAGAGCAGTTTGGCCCCGCCTATGAGCAAACCCAGGAACGGGGGATACTTGCAATAGGTGGAACTAATCTGCTACAATATATGCAGAAGCATCCTGAAGTCCGGTATGCGCCGGAAATCGTTAGTGCTTTTGTTCATATGGGAAGCCTGGTCTCGGAAGACACTCTTCCGAAAGGCGAGGCCGCACCTGAAGAAAAAAAAGGCTTGCAATATCCCTCTATGGAGGGGCTGTAAGACCTGAGAACGAGATAAGACCTACCTAATTGGACGGTCATATCTGTTCCGATGGAATTACGAGAAAACGTCTGGGATGCGCGTAATCTAAATTTCAAGGAGCGGACATGGCTGAAGTAGAAGTATCAGATCAGTTGACACTCGTTGAATTGGCGAAACGAACTCATCACGGGGATGTTATCGACATTGCCGAGGTCCTTAGTGAGGACAATGAGTTATTCGTTGACGCTATATTCGTAGAAGCAAACGGAACTGATTCTCACACCTTTACGCAACGAACGTCCGAGCCGACCGGCTCCTGGTCGATGATAAACAAAGGTATTCCTTATGAATCCTCGACAACGAAACAGGTAGTCGAACCCATCGCAATGCTGGAGTCTTACTCCAGGGTCGATGATAGGCTTCTGCGTAAAGCAAAGGACAAGCAGAAGTTCAGACGTGACGAAGATCTCTCACACGTGAATGGAATGATAAAAACCATCCACACCGCCTTCTTTTATTCCAGTCTCGCCGAAGACATGCGAAAGATTGACGGAGTATCTACCCGGTACAACGCCCTCTCTGACGCTAATGTGTATGACGGCGGGGGAAGCGGAGGCGACGAAACATCCATCTGGCTGGTCCAGTGGGGACGCGACAAGGTCTTTCTGACTTATTCGATCGTCTCTCCCACCGGTACGCCAATCGGCTTCGAGGATTTGGGCAAGAAACTCGTAGAAGATTCAGATGGAAATCCATATCAGGCTTGGGTAACACACTTTGAGTTTGAAATCGGTATTTGTATTAAAGACGACCGCTGTATCCAGCGAATCGCGAATGTAGAGCAGTCGGGAACCACAAACATCTTTGACGAGGACCTCGTAATCGAGGCTCTTAACAACATGCCGAACAGAGGTTCCGGCGCCACTATCTATGCAAATATACCGATTGTAACCCAGGTAGACATCCGGGCGAAAGATAAAACCAACGTCTCCTACGGTATGGACACTGTCTTTGGTCAGCAAGTAACTACTTTCATGAAGCGACCTGTGCGGCTGATCGAGAAACTTACCGATGAGACCACGGTAACATAAGGGGAGTAAGATGTTAGATAAGTTTAATATGTTCACCGCCATTACCGGGCAGGCCATCACTGATGACGCGGCCTCTACTGACCACTTGGACCTTGGAGTAGATTCTCCGAAGTCCGATGTCGGCCCTGGAACTCCCATTTTCGTAGATATCTTTCTAAAAACCGCGTTCGGGTCCACTGCTGAAACATTAGAGATACAGCTTGAGCACGCGGCGGACGACGGAGCGGGAAGCCCTGATACCTGGACCGATAAGATGATTCTTCTTCCGGCAACGGAAGCGGATACCATTTCTGTCGGACGAATTGTTCGAGTGCCCTTGCCCACCGATATGTGGAGATATATCCGTCTTTACTTCAACGTATCAGCGACCCTCGCCGACGGCGTGGTTGTTGCTGGACTTAATCTCGATTAAAATTAAAGCCGGGGCCTCGGCCCTGGCTGTTTTAAGGAGCAAAGAAATGGGGAAAACAAACAGGGATAGGGTCCGCCGGTCTGAGCCGGAGGAACTTTCTTTTTTAGCAGACACCCTTCATGATCTTATCGACTTGGCGAACGACATTAGGACGCAGTACACCGCGCATATTGCCGACACTACCGCCCATTCCGCCGCCGACACTACGAATGTGGTCACCGAAGGCTCTGTTACGTCACTTGACTAGGAGGATATATGGCTAAACGGGGAAGGCCGAAACAACGGCTTTTTATGTGCCAGAGGGAAATTTTTATCAATGACACCGGGTTGCTCTTCCAGCCGGGAGAGTACGCGCGCAGAGAAGACCTTGGAAGTTATATTCCGAAGCACTTTGTCGAAGTGGACCCGCAGTCTCACGCGGTTATCGCTACTTTTGACGGGACAAAAGAGGACGAGGTGATAAAAGACGCGGATTCTGAGGAAGTGCGGGCCCTCCAGGAGAAAAACAAGGAACTGGAAGAGAAGTTAAACACCCTTCTTGAAGGACAGAAAGAGAAGAAAAAGAAGCCAAAAAAACTAGAAGCCGCTGAGCAGAAAAAGACAGAGGCCGCTGAGCAGGATGTATTTTAATGAGCTACTCTGATGTCCAGATATGCAACATGGCTCTTTTGGATATCGGTGATAAGTCAATCAGTGACCTTTCCGAGGGTACCCGCCGGGCGGACATATGCGACACGAATTATCAGTCCGCCATTGATGAAGTGACCACGATGTACGAATGGTGCTTCGCGACAGAGCGGGCCAGCCTTAGTCTTGAAGATGAAGACCCGGAATACGAGTACAGCTATCAATTTCTCCTTCCTTCAAGCCCTTATTGCCTTACGGTAAGAGAGGTGTATCCGGAATGTGAGTATGAGATAGAAGGAAGAAAACTTCTCGCGAACGAGACTTCTTTGAAAATAAAATATACCGCCCGGATAGAAGATGAGTCCTTGTTTCCCCCGTACTTTGCCCGTGCGTGCGCTAAGTACCTCGCGTATTTGATAGCGTGGCCGCTTACCGGAAATCGACAAGTTCAACAGAGGGTGTTTGGCGAGTTCCGCCTCTCCCTGCAGACTGCGATTTTCGCGGACGCGAAGCAGAAAAACGATACAGATTCGACTGACGAGAGCGAATACTGGATAAATGCGCGCGATATGTAAATTGGCTCATTTGAGCCAATTATGGAGTAATATATGCGGTATCAGAATGATTTTGTATATGGGGAACTCTCGGACCGCATCCGGGGAAGATTTAATCTCCAGCAATACAACCAGGGATGTCTCACCGTAGAGAACTTTCTGCTTTTGCAGGAAGGTGGCTGTGAGCGTGTTCCGGGGACCGAGTATGTTGCTCAATCTAAAAATCAATCAAACACCGCCCGGCTTATTCCGTTTATAAAAAACAACTCAATAGCCTACGCGATAGAGCTTGGCGAAAATTACATGCGGTTCTTTAAAAATGACGGAACGCAGGTAATGAGCGGCGGATCTGCTTATGAGCTTACCCATGACGGGGCGACCGTTTACATTCCTTGGGCCTGGGAAGAC